AGCATGTCCTCGGTGCCGTGGTGAAACTCAGACTTAAAGGTGACCTTCTTCTTGCCGTGCCACTTGGCAGCGTAGCATATCATCTTTCCCGGTTCAATCACTTGGTTGATGCCGATGGTCTGCCGGAAGAGACCCCAACTGTATACTTTATTGGGCGAGGTTTCGATATCTATATGCAAAATTTTCATGATATGTTACTCCATCGTTTGCCTGTCTTGATATCACTGATAGTCGAGCGAGTCACACCGAACCACTCGGCAATCCTCGCTTGAGTTACACCAAGGCGCAGCATGTCTCGGACTCTAGGTATGTCTTCGCTAGTCAGCTTGCTATTCCAGTGGCTGTCACCACCATAGCGCACTTCTCTGCCTTTACTAAACATGTCCCGTATGTTGTCCTTCTGGGTGCCCAGCTGTAGGTGGTCGAGGTTCACACACTTGCGGTTGTCGCACTTGTGCATAACAACCATGCCCTCTGGTATCTCACCGTTAGCCTCAATCCAAGCTACTCGGTGGGCTACCCGTGTTCCATACTTGCGGGTGCCTACCTTGCCGTAGCCGTTGGATGTGATGCAACCATCATGTTCGATGCAATTGCTCTTCATCATCGCTCTCCTTCTCTACTTCAAACTGGACACCGCAGTCTAGGCAGATGGCCCAGCCTGTCGGCGTGTCAACACACATGGCTACCTCCACTGCGCTCTTGCAGATAGGGCATTCGTTTTCATGAATCATCTTTCATTTCCTCAATCCACTCGTCTGGTATGGCCTTGATAGCGTACTTAAACTCGTTAGCCTCACACCAATCAGCATACCGCGTCTCCGTCCACTTGCTCAGCTTGTTGTTGCTCATGAACAGTAAGCGTAAGTCTAGCTCGGGGTGCAGCTCCCTCACTGCTAGGTGCTTCTTCCTATCCTTCGCACTGAATAAGCCCTTGGCTTCGATGATGATGCCGCAGGGACAGAAGAAGTCAGGTGTATATACATGTTCCGAGTAGACTCCCTTCTTTCCGTGGCAGTCCCAGCATCTAGCCTTGGGGACTTTGAGGTGGTAGTTATAGTTGTATGCTTCGTACTCATAGGGAATGCCCTCGTCCTTCAGCTGCTTGGCAATGCGTCCTTCAAACTTAGAGCGCATCCCTTTGGGTGCCCCCTTTGTTATCTTAGCATTGCGGTAGTTGCTCTTAGTACTCATGTCTTCTCCGGTACGTTGGGCTCTTTAGCAACGTGAGTCAAGAACCGTGGCCCGTTGCTGTAGATGTAGGTACGTAACTCAGGCCAGCATGTGTTCTTGAAGGCACAGTATCCACACTCCGTACCGAGCTTCATGTTACCTGACTTGCCATCTGCTACTGCTCCAAAGCTACGGTCAGGTGGTGTCTCCGTATTATCCAGAGCCTCCACCTTCTCGTCAATCAGAGAGCTGAGCTTGCCGCTAGTGAAGGTAGGGTCTTGAGGAACCAGTGAGATGTGCCCCAGCTCCTTGCCTACCATCAGAAGGTACGCCTCATCCGTGTCAACTGTGCCATCCATCATGGCGGCATCAGTGTAGAACTTCAGCTGGCTACGGTACCCGAACTTGTCAGTGGCATCGTTCAGTCCCTTCTGTGTGTAGTTGTTAAAGGCGAAGCGAGAGGCAGACTTTACATCAACGGTCACTCCGTCAATCGTGCAGTCCTGCCTCCCCCTCACTGTCCAGCCATTGGGTGCGGGCATCTCAAACATTGCTTGCTGTCCCTCCACCGTATGACCGGCTGCCTCCGCTAACTCTAGCGTAATCTCCTCAATCACATCACCGAACAGGAACTTGTAACGTGCAGCTCCACCAATGGGCTCTGCTTCCTCCTTGCGATAGTGACTATACCACACAGCCCTAGTACAAGGCTTGCCAATCTCCGAGGCATATAACACTTTGTCCTTACGCTGTTTGTTCTCATAGTTCACAGCTCGGTGGTAGTGATTAAGGATGCGGGTAGAGAACTCAGCACCCACCTCTTCATCGGTGTGTCTCAAGTCTTTATCATTAGTAAGCACATCATAGATGTCTTCTGGTAAGGTGCTGATGTCCTTCATAGTTTACTCTCCTACGTTACCCTGTTCCATGAGCTTTGCCAGTGCCTCAGCTTCCGCCTGACCTGTGCTCCACTTCACCAGCTTAGCAGCGATGTCGATGATGTCGTTAGCCAGCTCATCGTTAGAGGCATCTGCCCCACGTGCTGCTACCACTGCCGCTGCATGGGACAGTGCATTCTGTCGCATGATGCGGTTCTCAGGGTGGTCAACTGGTACCGGGAAGGGAGCGCTGTTGCTCTTAAAGCCGCCCGCCTTCGGTGCCGGTGCTGCTGACTGAGTGGTGTTACCGCCAGTGCCCGGAGCACCACCAGCTTTCCACTCACCATAGGCTTTCTCAAGGTCAAGGTTCACGCTGTCACCAACGCTATACTTCTGTTGAAAGCCAATGTTAATCGGGTCGGGGAACCCTTCGACATTGATGTAGTGAATCTGGAAGTCACGACCTGTCTTCTTAGACTGGCGTGTCTTGCTGCTAAGATTTACTACTGCGCCTGATACATTCATACTTCTTCTCCTTCGTGGTTATACAACTCTACATCTAACTTAAGTGGTACTGCTAAATCTGTGCCTGTCCATTCTAACCAGAGGTCATACAGAATGTCAAGCCCCTGCTGGTGGAAGTTATCAATCGCTTCCTTGTCCGGCCCCGCTAGTCCCTTGTCACTGGCATCCCAGCGTGTCTCAATACTGTCATGGATAGTACGCTGCATAGCCATAGGCTGCGCATCGTAGTCCCGACTCAGGGTGTACAGTATAGCAAGGTAGGCTGGTACTATATCGCCAGTTGCCATGCCTTGGATGGGGTAGTTGCATGTCTGCGGGTAGCTGTACGCTGTGCCCACTATCTTGTCACTGCCCCACTTGGTCTTGGCTTGGGCCTTGTACCAGTACCGCCGACCTGTGACGCTCTCCACTGAGGTGACCGGCAGTGCCATACCACTGGCGTGCCACTCGTTGCGCTCTACCGGAGAGCTACTCACCTTGTCATGATACTCTTGGTAGTACTGCTCCAGCTCATAGTAGCGAGAGAAGAACGCATCTTGAATGGTCTGCACTGTGGCCTTGGGTAGCCCCGTCATCTTACTGATAGTAACTGGCTTGCCCCCGTAGATGGTGCCGAAGTTCACACCCTTAATGTCTCGGCGTGTCTTCTTGTCCATCGGCATCTTGAACCCTGCTGCCTTGCCAGTCGCATCATGTACATCAATGCCATTGCGTAGGTCAGAGAGCAACTGCTGGTCTCCACTAACAAGCCCAGCGATACACACTTCCAACTGTGAGAAGTCAGCCTTGCATATCAGGTGGTCATCAGCGCAGGTGAACATGGCATCAATCTCAGGTGGCATGTTCTGTGCGTTGGGGTTCTTACTGGACAGGCGACCTGTCGCAGTGTGGCTCTGGTTGTACACAGGGTGCAGGTGAGAGCCCCCTGTCTCACTGAGGTACTCACCAATCGGCGTGGTGTAGGTGCTGAGAATCTTGTCAATCTTTCTAGCCCGCATCACATGCTCTACATAACGGTGCACCTCTTTACCCAGCGCATCCTTGCGTTTCACAAGGCGAGCCAACACTTCCTCGTTCATCTTGAAGCCAGTGTTCTTGTTAGGGTTGTCCCGCTCCTGCGGGTCGAAGATGTCATCCGGCTCCAGTCTACGAGGCAGCTCCTCTATAACCTCAGTCTTCTTGAACTTGGGGTTGCCATTCTTGTAGTGACCATCCGGCATCTTGGTGTAGTACTTGATCGGGTGTCCGAAGATTAACTGATTCAATACCTTGGGTGCTGTATGTGCGCCAGCTTGCTTGGCAGCTAGGCAGTCACCAGTGATAGGGCAGCGTGGGAACAGCCGCCACAGCAGGGTCTCCAGACTCTTAGTGATCTTCTCTCTCTCTTTGCTCAGCTCCCGGTGCTTGGTATACAGCTTGGTCTTGTCTACCTCCAGACCGTTGAGCTCCATGCTTGACAGTACCAGCGTGGTACGTGCCATGATGTGCTGCAACTTGAAGCCCGGATTGTACAGCTCTCGGAAGATGCGACCAGTCAGTCGTACGTCCTGCTCCAGATACTCGGCTACGATAGGAGCCGGGATGTCCTGCATCAGAGTTCCGGACTTGATAAGCTCGCTCACCTTGTCCAGCTTGGTGCCGAAACCATAGTGGTCAGCCATCACAGCCAGTGAGGGATATAGGGTACCGTGCTTGAGGTAGAACATGTTTTGAATATCGTACAGGTTAGAGATGGCATTGAAGTCCAGCCCATTGAGTACGAGGTAGTTGATATCGAACTTGACGTTTGCCCCTACGATTGCCGTAGGTTCCTGCCATAGCAGGTTGTTGATGATACCGATAGCACCAGCAACATCTTCCGATGTTTGAATAGGGCCGTCATCCACCTGCCACCCAATCTGGAGGATTGAGTTAGCAGGGTCGAACGGCTCAGCACTGAACTTAGTCTTGCTGCTCATTGTTGTCTCTACATCAAGAGAGACAAACCTATTGATAGGTCTATCCTTCCTCTTGTTGTAAAGGATATCATTCACTACAGTCATAATTAAATACCTATTTAATTTATTTATCCAGCATACTAATATAGACGAAATTCTGAGCATTTCTTACGTCCCAATTGTAACAATTGCACACTTATATTGTAACAAATTGTAACATGCTTCTATCTTACGTGAACCTGCCGGTATCTTCGTCGAACTTGCACTCAAACTTAGCGTGCCTCTGATGGGTAATCATCCGTCCAGTGGTCGGCTTCTTGTTCTTAGCAATGGAGAAGTACCGTTTGTCATGCACTGCAACATCACGACCAATCATAATCATGACATCAGCCTCACCCTGCACACCAGTCTTGCTGCCATACAGCTGGGACTGATCTAAGTACTGCACACCCTCAGCAGTAGCGTCAGCCTGTGCAATAGCAATCACTGTGCCGTACTGCTTGGCAGTGTTACGTCCCCACTCAGCCAGCTTGCGGAACCTGTCCACCTCGCTCTCCTTGTAGAACCCACCAACCTTATCAAGCACGTTGATGCCGATAAGCCAGCAGTCAGGGTACTTCTTAAGCACACGTTCAATATCACGGGTAGTCATCCCCGGCTTATCACAGATGTAGAACTGCCGTCCATCAAGGAAGGCTTCATATAACTTCTGGTTATTAACAGGGTCTTCCTCAATCTGCTTGGAGGTAACGCCCAGTGCTGACTGAATCACACGCAGTCCAATCTTCTCACCACCTTCCTCATTGTTGAAGATGATAGCACTCTTGCCCTCCGGTAGTTGGTGCAGCATGTGAGTGAACTCGGATACGATGAAGCTAGTACCGCCAGTCTCAGGCCGCTTGCCTACGATAACAAAGTCTGACTGGTGCAGCTGACCAACGCTGGTGTTCAGTGCCTCCAGCCTCCACTCAATGCCGTCACCCTTGATAACGCTGGACACTAGGTGCTCCACATCCATGTTAATTAGGTAGTCGTTAGACTCGTGGATACCTGCGTCCAAGAACGTCTGCGCTAGATCAATGACGTTTATAAGGCTGTTGCTGCCTGACTCCTTCTTGATGTCATCGCACTCTGCCTTGATACTATCAGCCACCGCCAGCTCATACAAGCGGGACACGCTGGATGTGTCAACCTCAGCCTCACTGATGCGGTCGATGATGCTGTCGTATAGCTTGTGCTTCTTCTCACTGATAGTGGGGTGACGCTCAATGTGGAACCAACTACGAAACTCCTCCCACTCTACTTGAGAATGGTTCTCATCTTTATACCAGTTAGCAATCTCCT